AGTTACAATGACAAGTCAAGAATACAATATTTTGAACACAATTATGAATGATACTTTCGGCAAGGGTGACGGTAACGGTTCTTTTAAGTGTGTGGGTAAAATTTCTAAGGAAAACACTTTGACAGTAACCTGCATGATGGTGGTAAATCTTTTAAATAGATCTGAGATGCAATCAGAGGCTAAGAAGTCAGAAGATCAATTAAATAAGCTCTGCAATGCATACATGAAAAGAATAAAGAGTGAATTCAAGATGCAGGCAGATAGAACTTTAAAGACAAAGCAAGTTTCTAGCGACATGTCAGTTGAATTAATTAACATGTCGAGCTACTCACCAAAAGGTACATCACTAATTAGGCACGTTACTGTTTTCGACATTAGTTAGTACTTGGTGATACTTACATATTACAATGGCTAAATTTACCAAACAAAGACAAGTTCAAGAAATTATTAAATGTGGGAAAGATCCAAACTACTTTTTTAAAAATTACTTGAAAATTCAACATCCTGTCAGGGGCCTTATTCCTTTTGAAACTTATGATTTTCAAGATGAATGTGTTGAGCACTTTATTGACAACAGATTTAATATCGTTTTAAAATCCAGACAGCTAGGGTTGTCAACACTTGTAGCTGCATATGCCGTCTGGATGGCAATCTTTCAAAGAGAAAAAAATATTTTAATTATTGCAACAAAGTTAAGTGTTGCTCAAAACTTTATTGTCAAAGTAAAGACAATGATAAGGTCGTTACCTAAGTGGCTTTTGCTGCCTGAGATTGTCGCAAACAATAAGCAAATGATTCAGTTTAACCATGGATCACAAATCAAAGCGATACCTACGTCAGAAGATGCAGGAAGATCGGAAGCACTCTCGTTATTAATTGTTGATGAGGCTGCATTTGTTAGAAACTTTGATACAATCTGGACGGGTATTTACCCAACTATCTCAACAGGTGGTCGAGTGATTATATTGTCAACTCCTAATGGAGTTGGTGGTCAGTATCACAAATTGTATGTCGACGCTGTGTCTGGTTTAAACGAGTTCAATCCAATAAACTTACCTTGGGACGTTCACCCAGAGCGAGACGAAGAGTGGTTTAGAAAAACAACAGCAAATATGTCAAAGCGCCAAATAGGTCAAGAGTATTTGTGTGATTTTACAACAAGTGGCGAGACTTTTCTAGATTCTAACACTATTGACTGGATGAAAACTGTCGTTAAAGACCCCGTTGCAAAAGACGGTTTTGATAGAAACGTCTGGATTTGGAAATATCCGCTATCTGAACATGATTACATACTTTCTGCTGATGTATCAAGAGGAGACGCAAAAGATTACTCAACATTTCACATTATTGATACGACAGAAAACGAAGTTGTCGCTGAGTACAAAGGGAAAGTCAAGCCTGATAACTTTGCGGAGCTGATCAATAAGTTCGGATTGATGTACAATAAAGCCCTAGTATGCCCAGAAAATAATAGCTACGGCTTTGCCACAATTTTAAAATTACAAGATTTGAAATATCCAAAAATATACTATAGAAAAAAGAAGCAAGTGTACATTGGAGAATACGTTCCTAATTCTTCAGCAGATATTGCAGGTTTTAATACTAACGGAAAAACTCGAGGTACCATACTTGCGAAACTTGAGGAGTTGCTCAGGAACAGGCAAATTACAGTCTACTCATCAAGGTTTTACGAAGAGACAAAAGTGTTCACATGGAACGCCGGGAGAGCGCAGGCTAAGTCAGGCTTTAACGATGACCTAATTATGAGTCTTGCGATAGGTTCTTGGCTGTTTGAAGCTTCATCAGAATACTCAAAGAGCACAAAAGGTCTAAATGAAGCAATGCTGTCAGGTATGGGAAAAAAAGTTACAAAATACAATCACGATTCAGATCAGATTTTTTCCGACATGAATCAGGCGGCAAATTCAATTAATTCAACAAGTAAAAATAACGTTAAGCAAGATATTAATAAAACAAAAAATCAAAGTAATATACCATCAGATCTCTCTTGGTTAATTAGGTAATAAAAAATGGCAGAATCCAGAAACAATTTATTTCAAAGACTTACGCGACTTTTTAGAAGCGGCCCGGTTGTTAAGCGACAGGTAATTAAACCAGATGACAATTATACTTCATCTGCTTTTGAACTTTTTAGAAAAAATCAAAGTCGTGTCTATAGTAATGCAATGTCTGCTTACGGAACATACGATAGAATGGCACGCTACTCTGACTTTAGTGAGATGGAATACACACCTGAAATTGGTAGCGCTCTTGACATATACGCTGAAGAAGCGGTTTCAGCTGATGAGACTGGAAGTGTTATGCACATCCACTCTGATAATGCAAAAATAAAACAGATACTGTCAGACTTGTTTTATGATACTCTTAATGTTGAGTTTAACATGACATCCTGGGCAAGAAACTTAGTAAAGTACGGAGATTTCTTTCTGTTTAATGATGTCTCACCAGATCAGGGTGTTATAAACGCGTACCCTTTACCCATCTCTGAAGTTGAAAGAGAGGAAGGGTATGACCCAAGAGATCCGATGGCTGTAAGGTTTAGGTGGGTGACACAGGGGAATCAAGTCTTAGAAAACTGGCAGATTTCGCACATGCGCCTGTTAGGTAATGATGCTTTCTTACCTTACGGGTCTTCTGTGCTTGAGCCTGCGAGGAGAATATGGCGACAGCTGATCCTGCTTGAAGATGCAATGCTTGTTTACAGGATTGTCAGAGCCCCGGAAAGAAGAGTCTTTAAGATCGATGTCGGCAATGTTCCCCCAGAAGAAATTCCAATGTACATGGAGCGCGCACAGTCATCGCTTAAGCGCGCCCCAATAACTGACAATAAGACAGGAAAGGTAGACCTGAGATACAATCCCTTATCCGTTGATGAAGATTACTTTATACCTGTTCGAGGAAGTGAGTCTGGAACAGATATCGTCACTCTAGCTGGAGGTACAATAGCGGGTGAAGTAAACGATGTTGAATATATTCAGAAAAAGCTCTTTGCTGCTTTAAAAATTCCAAAAGCTTATCTGGGTTACGACGAAGGTTTGGGAGCAAAGGCAACTTTATCTCAAGAAGACATAAGATTTTCTAGAACTATTGCAAGAGTGCAAAGAACAATTTTGTCAGAAATGAATAAAGTCGCGATTATCCACTTATATTGCCACGGATTTACTGACACAGACCTTCTAGATTTTAGCCTAAAACTTTCAAACCCGTCAACAATAGCACAGCAACAAAAGCTTGAGCTTTTTAGGACTAGATTTGAAGCTGCAACCACAGCACTGCAGACCCCAGGGTTAGTTGATAAAAATTGGGTACAGAAAAACATCTTAAGGTTGAATGATCAAGAGATATTAGAAATTAAGTCTGGGCAGAAGCGAGATAAAATGCATGAGCTTGACATTGAGTCAACGCAGATGGTAAACCCAGAAGGGCCTGAGTCTCCTCAAGCAGGAGAAGATCAAGGCGCCCAAGCTGCAATTGATTTAGGACTCCCTCCTGAAGATGCTGAGCCAATTTCAGAAAACGACTCTGTTGATGATGTCAGCGTCCCAATCAGAATACAGAGCAAAATTAATGATGTGACATCAATGTTAAATGAAGCAGACGACGATGACGACGATGACGATGACGCTTCAGAACTCTCAGAGTTTGAAATTGCAAGGAGAGAAAGCTTAAAAAGCTATAAAGAAAAGCGCAGAAAAGCACAAAGGACCGATCGTTCAAACTTGGCCCATGACATGTCAAGTACGTACCAGCGAACGAGGCGTCAGAATGATGTGAGTGGTTTACCAAGAGAAAAAGACGATTTAATGTCTTTAGGGAAACTTAAGTTGGAAGATTTAGAAATTGATGAATATTTAGACAACAAGATAGTTCAAAATGCGCAAATTAACGATTCAATAAGATCAACACTCAGCAGTCTTGATGCAAATTACGGAAAACCTAAAACATTTACAGGAATAATCTCTGAGAATAATTCGTCAGAGGAGGCAGATGAAACAGATTAAACATAATAAAAAAAGAAACGTAGGACTAATTTATGAACTACTTCTTCGTCATTTAAGTACACAAATAATTGAAAATGACAAGAAGGGTGCAAAGATAACGACGTCAATTCTAGAAAAACATTTCTCAAAAGGTACAGAGTTGTACAAAGAGTTCAGATTGTTCAATGCGTTAGCGAAGTCATCTGTAAGTGAAACTCAAATTGTAGCTTCAATACTTACAGAAGCCAAAGAAGCTGCAAGGCGTACAAACTTAAATGTGCTTGAACATGAAAAATCAAAGCTTATTAGAGATATAAACTACAAAATTGACAATAAGGATTTCTACTATCAGCACGTTGAAAATTACAAAGATCTTGCAACCATTCAAATAACTTTAAATGAATGGCGCAAAGATTCTCCTGATTTGACAACACTGATTGAATTTGAAAAAAAGGTTGGGGAACAGCTTTTAAGAAGCAAAAAAGAAGTTGATATCTTCGAAGAAAAGTCACGTCTAGATGCGTCAGATGCTGACAAGCTAGTTTTAAAGATAATGACCGAAAAAATAAACGCTAAGTACTCAAACTTATCGCCTGATCAAAGAGAAATTATTAAAAATTATGTTTTTTATTCATATCAAGATGCAGACAAGTTAAAAAAGTATCTTTCTGAAAGAAAAATTGCAGTACTTACACTGCTAGAAAATTTTGATAAAAAAGAAACAAACGAAATTCTTCTTGAGAAGGTCGACAGTGTAAAAAATGCAATATCAAGTATTAGTGTCAACAACATTAATGATAGTAGC